ATGTCAAACACCACCACTTCGGTGCTATCAGAACCATTGTAGGACTCGGCGACATATGCGGCTTCCATGGATCCATAAACATTACCAGAACGAATACTTGCTGGATCTACAACACCCTTGCGAGCTAAATACCTAAACAACCTATCTTGTGTATCATAGACATCTTCGGTGAGCGAACCCTTTGCAAGAGTGAGAACCTTGTTCGAAGTCGGAATAACAATGATGTCCACGTCAATGTGGTCCATAATCATAATGTTACCATCAAGAGTTTTTCGTGCGACCATTTCCATAGAGGCTTGAGGTTTCACCTCAACCGGTGCAGCTTCTTCAGGTGCTGACGACCCAACCTTCATCACAATAGACATTATTCCGATACCTCTCTGGCTAATTCTTGAATCTTGAGAATGCGCTTTACGCCAGCTTCAGACAAGGGCTCTGTCTGAAAATCATCTAAAATAGACAACACCTTGTGGGCGTTTTCAAGCATCCTCTTGTCTTCTGAAATCTCTTTCATCTCTAGTGACTTCTTGACGACACCACGGAGGCGATCAATTTCTTCATTCAAATAAACATTCAGCGAGATACCATTGTCGGAAAAAGAATAAATAAACTTATTCAACAACGATGCCTGCTCCTCATGAAGCTTGCCCGAATACTCTTTATTAAATCTCTTGGTGAACGTTTTAAATGTTAGATTAGAAACGTGCGCCAAATCTTGTGCGCTCTGTCGTTCTGAAGTCATAAGCTCCACTTGCTTCTGCTCCATAAGAACCCTACTGGCAAGCGGTGCAGACTGATTAAAAATCTGCGCCAAAGTAGCCAAGTCTTTATAATTTGGAACGAAGTTCATGTATACACTCGGTCCAAGTTCTTTTGAAATGTCAGAAATTAATTCCGACTGACCTTGAAAAATAGACTTAGATGGAATAGCCGCATGGGAGAACTTCGCCTCTTTGAGCATCCTTTCAGCAACCTCTGGGGTTGTCTCTCTTGTTTCAGTCAGTGCCCTGTAGACATCTAACTCGGAATAAAGTGCACTTCCTTTTGAAAAATGCCTCTTCAATATCTTTACCACCGTGCTCTTCCTGCCTTCATTTTTCTGAAGAGAAGCCTTGGTTAATTCTTTGACCAAAACTTCAAACAAGAATGCGGTGTTTCGCTTCTTATTGTGTCTGAACTTATTCTTTCTCTTCTGACTCATCTCTATTTCTCCCTAACTGTTCTATTAGTCGTTTCATTTCAACGTTTACGCTGAAGATTCTGCGTTCGTCCTCATCATAATTAGTAGGCTGTAGAGATTCGGATAGGGGGTTTTTAACTAAACCCATAATATCCGCTGCACCCTTGTGCGTATTTCTTCTTGTGTTCTTGCCTGTCTCGTTTGACCAAGAGCCCTTAGTCGCTCTCTTGCTCGCTCCGGCTGCTCTGCGGTCTCCGCCATTTTGAGGTTTACCGTTAAACGTTTTAGGGGTATACATCTTCCCTTTTGATGCTGGGGTGGTTGTCTGAATTCCCTTTGAAGACCTTCGTCCGGGAGCAGCCAAGAGTGCGCTGTCGTCCTCTTCACCGCCGCCTTCGCCGCCGTCATCTCCCATATCCATGTCATCTTCACCGCCGAGGTCGCCACCGTCGCCAAAGTCTGCGCCGCCGCCTGCGCCATCAGAGGTGCCACCTTCCGCCGCAGATTCAAGTTGAGCATCAATCGCTCTATCATAGAACATTTCTCTCTGATTTTGTTGGAACTGTTCATCAGAAAGTTGGAATACGTTTTTCGCAATCCAGCGGCGTGAGAAGAATCCTTCTGTAGCTGCGGATGCAACGTCAAACTTTGTGTTCCAGTGCTCAAGCTCTTGCAGTTCTGCAATCTTAGATGGGTTATTCAACGAGAGCTTGAAACCAATGAGGTCTTGCTTTCGGAATCCCAAAGTATAAAGATGTACAATACCAATCTTTTCAAGCTCTGATACGATAACTCGTTGGAGCCTTTGAATGGTACGAGCAAAGCGAATGTCCTTCTGTGCTAACGTAGCCTTGTCTTCGTCTGAACCTTCTGCACGGGACAAGTAAGATGCGGGGATCTTAAGTGCAGAAAATAATTTATCTCTCAAATACTTGACATCATCAATATCACCAGTGTATGTTCCGCCCGGTAAAGATTCAATCCTCGTGTTGTTGTTCGCACGAACAGGAATAAAATAATCCTCATCAACGCTCATAGGGTTGTAGCGTAAGTCAACCCGACCTGTACGAGAATCAACAATCTGATTCCTTTTCATCGTGGTTTTGACCCGCTCCATGTACTGCTCCACGTCTTGTGGTGCAATATTACCAATATCAATATAAAACACACGGCGTTCTGGTGAGCGCACGATGCGATAAGCCATCATAGCGTCTTCTAGGAGTGTAAGTTGTCTCCAAATTCTTCGTGCTGGCTCTAAAGCGGAGGTTCCGTACGGAGCATAACGATCATTACCCAAAACACGGAAATGACCAATCTGCCAGTTTTCAAAAGTCATGTTAGCCGAATTCCACTGGTACTGCACGTAATTTGGGTTAGATTTGTCCTCACCTTCAAGTCTTTCTATCTCATTAGGCGGTAAACCCGTCACAGAGGTTACGCCGTTCGTCTCATCAATGTCTAAATATAAGAAAAAATCACCATACTTGCACATAGTCCGGGACCAGCCAAACAGATTGTGCTCTACGTTGAGAATATTGTGATACAGGGAGTGTAAGATATCTTTAATCTCTTGGTTTTGGCAGTCAATCGCCAAAAGAGGAGTCAACTTGGTAGAAGTAGTAATCTCATCAGCATAAATATCCAAACCAGACGCAATCTCTGGCATATATTCCATTTGTTCGAAGTCCATGTAGCGAACTGCTCGGTCCTGCTGAAGCATTTGACTTGTTGCAAGAGAATCAAACGCACCGTATTCACTCTTTTTAAACTGTTGACCAGACGCAGAGCTAATCTTACTTGAATAACCATCAAGCTGTCTCTTTTTAAAACGCCGTTGGGTCTGTCTGCGATAATTGACGATTGGTCCTGAAAATAACCTTGTCAACTGCTTAAAGAGTAGCGAGTCTTGATTTCTAATATTGTTTTCTTTCTTAGCCATGTTCTTTTATCCCTTTGTAATCCACATGAATGGTTCCATTTCTCTAATTTTATCTTCGTACTCTTCTTTCCTAGTATACCCAGTTTGTCCCGGTATCGCAGTATGAAAAGCTGTTGATGATTTAGTCATTCCGGACAAAATCGCTTTTTTGTATTCCATCTCTCTCTTATCCCCCACCAACGCAGTATCTCTCACCCAGCAAGCAATAGCCATAGCCATGATAAGGTCATCATTATAACCTCTCATCGCTTCAGGCTTCCCGTTATTCCAAACAAACGTCTTTATTTCGCTCAAAAGCCTACTAGAAGATATGTTAATTAGTTCGTTTCTGATGAATTCCTCAAATTTTGCAATAATCAAAGGTCTTGTCTTCATAGATGTCGTAAATCCGGGCACAGAGTTGCTCCTTTGTTCTGCCACGTACTGCTCAACGTATTCATGAGTGGACTTAATTGAGTAGTATATGTTATTATACTCCATGTCCACTAGTTTTGTTAAGACAGAAAAACCAACATTGTTGTTTTCTACAACAACCATACAATCGCCATAAGATTTTCCAGTATCATACAGCATTTGAGCGAAAAAATCCAACTCTGGCTTTCCTTGATACTCCGCAACTTGTTTCATGTTCGTAACATCCACAACATGAAATACAGAATAATCCTTTCCATCGCCTCTGGCAACGTCAGCAGTAAGAATATAGGAGTTTTCGGGCTGGAACTTCTCCCAAATGTACAAATTTCTATCAAAACCCGTCTTATAGTCAGGCTCAAGAGTTGAAGCCAGCATCTTCTCAATGTCCTCTGGGTGTATCACTGTCTCGCCGGACATGTTGAAGTTACACTCAAGCTCTTGAGCAATCTCTCTTCTGGACATATTTCTGGTTTCTTTATCAAACCATGTGGTGTCACGATCCGGGTGTACGTCCCATGGTAAAGTCGTCATAACAAAGTCATTTTGTTCTTCTTGGGCACCCACACAGGATTTATGGAACCAGTTACCCACACCATTTGGAGTTGAAAGGGCGATGCAACTACCACCAGTCGAAAGTGTTGGATATAAACCCATCCAGAGTTCCTCTAAGCCCTCAATGTGCGCAGCCTCATCCAACACCAAAAGCGACAGGGCCTCCGAACGACCTGCATCGCCAGACGTTGAAGCAGCCTTAATTGAAGAACCGTTAGAAAGCTCAAAAGATGTGCGATTGTCA